TAAAAACACATAAAAACGAAGTTCGTACATTGAACGTGTGGGACATTGACGATACTTTAGGCAAAACATCTGCTAAAGTAAACATCAAAAAAGATGGCAAAGTGATCAAGTCTCTTGCACCGGGCGAGTATAACAACTATAAGCTTGGTAAAGGTGAAGAATTAGATTTCTCTGAGTTTCGTTCTGGTAAAATCTTTCGTGAAACGTTTAAACCAATTACTATCGTATTAGATCGTGCTAAAGAGATTGTATGGAATCAATCTGAAAACTCACACTCTATCATCATTACAGCAAGAGCAGACTTCGATGATCACAAAGAGTTTCTAGAAGCTTTTCGTGATCATGGATTCCCTATTGATCATGTATATGTTGAACGTTCTGGTAACTTGTCTAAGTTAAAACCAAGCTCACCAGCACATATCAATAAGGGTGTTATTCTGAAACGTTACCTCTCTAGCGGTAAGTGGGATCGTGTTCGCATGTGGGATGATTATGAAAAGAACTTGGATATGTTATTTAAGGTAGCTGCAATGTATACTGATGTAGAAGCTGTCGGTTATCTAGTAAAAAACGGCAAAGTATCTAAGTATAAACCAGATGAAAAGAAAAAATCTTTAGTTGAAGAGATCAAAGTTGTATCTCGTATTGCTAGAAAACGTCAAATCTACGAATAAGAAACCGCTAAATACCTCTATAAGTTAACATTCCTATAGAGGGAATAATGAAAATATTAGCAGTATATCCGGGCCGTTTTCAGCCCTTCCACAAAGGCCATGCTCAGGTATATAAGTGGTTGAAGTTAAAGTTTGGTGATGTAGTAATCGCCACCTCAGATAAAGTAGAAGCACCAAAGAGTCCATTCAACTTCAAAGAAAAGAAGAGAATGATGATGTTGGCTGGTGTGCCTTCTAAAGATATCAAACAAGTTACAAATCCCTATATCGCTAGAGAAATTCTCAAAAATTATGATCCAAAAGAGACAGTTTTAGTCTTTGCTGTATCGCAAAAAGACATGGAAGAAGACCCTCGTTTCTCATTTGCTAAAAAGAAAGATGGTAAACCAGGTTATCTACAACCTTATGCGGGCAACGAAAAGAAGCTAAAGCCCTTTGGTGATGCACAATCACCGAAGGGTTATGTTATTGTAACACCAACATTTACGTTTGATGTATTAGGTAAACCTGCTACATCCGCATCAGAACTCCGTAAACAATTCGTCACATTAGATAACAAAAAACAAAAAGAGTTTATCAAAGATTTGTTTGGTAAATACGATGAAGCTGTTCATAAACTAATGAAAGAAAAGATTGGAGCAATGCAACCTAAACAAAAATCAATAAAACAATTGAGAGAAGAAGTAACACGTAAAGAACTTGCACCTATGCTTGATTCTTTTGTATCATTTGCATCTAATAAACTTGGTTTAAAATCTATGCCTAATGTTCGTTATAAGACAGATGATGATCAATATAATTCATTCGCAGCATATAATCCAACATCTAATGAACTGTCTATATGTACAGCTAATAGACACCCAATGGATATATTTCGTTCTGTGGCACATGAACTTGTACACCATAAACAAAACGAAGATGGTCGTTTAGGTAAAAACATTTCTAAAGAAGGTTCTACTGGCTCAAACATAGAAAATGAAGCTAATGCTGAAGCGGGTAAGATCATGCGTTGGTTTGCTAAAGCTAATCCAGATATGTTTGGTAAGAGCTATGTCGTAGAAACAAATATGTCATCTCTTGTTATAAATTTAGATATTGGAATAAAAGATATACCAAAATATGTAATTAGCAATTTAAATCATGTTCATTCAGATGTTCATAGTTTAATTGATGCTCATCATCATAATCACGATAAAAATATACAAAATAAGTATAAAGCTTCAAAATCATTCAGTCAAATTCGTAAAAGCAATAGAATTATAACTGAAGGTATTAATGATCCGGGTAAACTTAAAGCTATCTTCTTAGCTGGTGGTCCTGGTTCAGGTAAAGATTTTGTAATGAATTCATCTCTTGCTGGTGAAGGACTAAGAGAAGTAAATTCAGATACAGCCTTTGAGTTTCTAATGAAGAAACACGGTTTGGATATGGAAATGCCAGAAGAAGAAAAGATCGAACGTGACATTGTTCGTGGTCGTGCTAAGAACATTACTAAAGAAAAAGAAAGAAACTCATTATCTGGTCGTTTAGGTCTTATCATTAATGGAACAGCAGATGATTTAGAAAAGATCAAATTAATTAAAAAAAATCTTGAAGCTGATGGTTATGAAACCATGATGGTATTTGTTAATACATCGAATGATGTATCAAAGCAAAGAAATGTTGAGAGAGGTAAAGGTGGCGGCCGTAAAGTTCCTGACGGTACCGATAAGCAAGGCATACCAAATGGCACAGAAGATATTCGCACAGAAAAGTGGGAAATAGCACAAAAGAACATTGGCGAACTACAGAAGATTTTTGGTAATGAAAACTTCGCTGTCATTGATAACACTGTAGATATTCGTAAAGCTACACCTGAAATTAAAGAAAAAGTATTGGCTGATTTTAGTCGGCTTCGTCGCATGGCTCAACAATTTGTTCGTGCTGAAAATCAAAATCCAGCAGCGAAGAGCTGGATTGAAGGTGAAGCTAAAAAACGTGGCATTACAGATTATAGAGAACCAAAGAGATATAAAACTCTTACACAAGTACGCCAAGCTGTTCCTCAAGTTGTTCACAAACCAGATAATGAACTTATGGCACAAGCCAGAAGACTTGGGCTATCATACTATGGATTTGGTAGATTTGGTCGTAAAGTAGGAAATGAAAACAAAGTATTATACCACAGCAAAGGTGGTAAGTTAGTAAAGGTTCAGACAATGAACGAAGAAAAGAAAATGAGTAATCCCTGCTGGAAAGGCTATAAAGCTCTAGGCATGAAGAAGAAGAATGGCAAAGAAGTTCCTAATTGTATTCCTGTTGATGAAGCATTTGAAAAATTTATGCAATCAATGGGCAATAAATCATTAGAAGAAAAGAAAAAAATTAAATTAAAAAAGAAGAAACTAAACCAAGAAGCACTAACAGCACCAGAACCTTGGGGCTATAATTTTGGCGGCGATGGTATTGGTCCAACAGCCTCAACACCAAGAACAGGTACACCTTATGGTTTTGGTTATAGTGGTGCATATTCTTCTAGTTTATCTGAGAGCATTCAAAAATGGATGAATTTAGAAAGAACTCAACAAAAGTATATGGACAAATATGGTAATATATGGGAACAAAAACTTGTAGAATCAGCAATCAATCTTGAAAACTCCGGTTGCGGTTGTGAAAATATTAAAATAAAAAAATCTGTAAAGAAAATCCGTGAAGGTAATGAAGGTGGAGTCAATATGATGGGTACTGTTCCAACTCAACGTAAAATCGATGATATTGATGAAACTATAAGCAAAGAAGGTGAAAACTATGTTGTTCGATCTGAAAAAGGCAAAAATCTAGGTTTATCGTCAACTAGAGAAGGCGCCGTAAAAAGATTGCGTCAGGTTGAATACTTCAAGCATATGAAAGAATCAGAAACTTGGCAGACCAAAGAAGGTCAGAATCGAAATGGCGGTCTTAATGCTAAAGGTAGAGCGCAGTATAATAGAGATCACGGCTCACACCTGAAGAGACCTCAGCCAGAAGGTGGTAAACGTAGAGATTCATATTGTGCAAGATCAGCGGGTCAATTAAAGATGTGGCCTAAGGCAGCAAAAGACCCTAACTCTAGACTTAGAAAAGCTAGACGCAAATGGAAATGCGAAGAATAAGAATTCAATAAATATAGATAAACTCCATAGAGGAAACCTAAAATGCTTAATAAAAATGATCCATTAATTGGCGTAGTTCAAGAAGTGATGAAGAGAAATCAGGCTGAACGTGATGCTGTAAAAGTAGTAAACGAAAAATTTGGTATTCAAGACCGCAAGGTTCTTCCGCATGAGCGTCAGCATGAATGGGAGACGGTTTATAAGACAGTATTATCTGAAAGTATAGATCCGTCAAAGTATTCTAAAAAGCAGACGCAACTTGCTGCTGTAGCAGGCAATAAGAAGAAGATTGATGCTCCCGATCTAGCTGCTGCTCGTAAGGGTGGTGCTTCTCACATTGATGAAGAGCAGATTGATGAATTGTCTAGAGCAACCTTGAAGTCATATATCAAGAAGAACTCACACGCCAACGAAAAAGAGCGTGTCGAGAAAATTATGGATATGCCAGTTGGTGATGAAAGAACAGCGGCTGCCGAAAAGGAAGCAAAGCGCCGTGAAGGTAGAAGAAAAGCTTATCAGCGTGTTCGCACAGGAACTATGACTGTAAGACCACAAACAAAAAAATACGGTCTAAAAGAAGATGCTGTAGATAACGTCGGTAAAGGCGAAAACGAGGGCGGTTCTGCTGTAACAGTTGTCAAGAAGCCGGCTAAAACAGTACCAAATCCAACTTCTGTTACACCTGATCAACAAAAAAACTTAACTAATACTATTAAGAAGATTATGAAAGAGGAAGTTCTTCCTGGAAGAAAAATTAACGGCGCCGGAAGAACTGATGGTAATACATTTACTAGACCATCAACAGCAGCAGTTAAGAGAGTTCAACCAGGTCAACCAGGTTCTGTGCCTCCAGCAGCAGTTAAGAGAGTTCAACCAGGTCAACCAGGTTCTGTGCCTCCAAAGAAAGTCACACCTACAGGTAATCCAAATATGGCAGGATCAGGCAGCAATGTAGGTTCAGCACCAAAACCAACAGCTAGACCTGCTGCACCAAAACCAATAGCTAGACCTGCTGCACCAAATACAGCAGCTAGACCAAAAGCAGCAGCGCCAAAAGTAACACCTGTTAGAAAAGCTGCACCTACTGCTCCAGCAAAACGTAAAATGTCTCCATTGCAACAGCAGATGGCTAGAAGCAAAACAGGCAGAGATAGTGGTGTTGGTCCAAACGGTCGTTTCAAATGAAAGTAAGTGTATAAACATGAACAACAAACAATTAGCGGAAATGATTAAACGTCTTCGCAAAGACCGTAAAGAAAATGAATTGGCGACAACCGATATGAACACCACTTCTAGTATGAAAGGTGCAGGTCATGATATTGTAGAATATCAAGTTAGATCAGGAGGTACAAGTCCACATCTAACTAAAACTCTTAGTTCTAGAAATGCTGCTATTGATTCGGGTAATCAACCTAAAGCAGGTAATGATATTCAAGGTAGATACCATCCACATATCCGAACAGAAGATAAAGATGAAGTTATTTCTACAACTGCCACAAAATCTAAAAAGAATAATAATGTCATAAATACAGAACCAGAACAAAAATCAGCAATGATAGGTACTCAATAAGGAGAAAGTAAATGTCACTTTGGACTAATTTAGACGGCATAACAGGCAATGGTAAGCCTTTATATGCTAATACAACATATAGAATTTCAAATTCTACAATCAACGGAAGTAAAGCTAACACATCAAAGTATTACGGTGCTGTATTTGGTGTTTCTGCCGCTGAACAGTCAAACACACTAGCTAAATTGGATGGTTCACATTCACAACATGCTGGATGGGTTTCACAGAAAATTGGCACAGGTCCAGTCAAGAGTATTACAATTACGAGTGGCGGACAGGGTTATAACTCTGCCGGCTTCTTAACAATTAGTGGCGGCGGCGATGGAACAATTAACGTTTCATATACAATTGCTAACTCACTAAACACAATGCAAACATATTCATCAAATGCTCGTCAGAATACTATTGCAACAGTAACAATCGTAATCGGTGGAGCCGCATTTAACGTTGCTCCTACTGTTATTGCGGGTGGTGCTAATATTGCGCCAGCAACATTCTCTGTTGGTTTAGGTGGTCGTGCAGGTCGTGTTCAGTATGAAACCTTAGTTGCTATGGGTTCTATGACTGGTGACGATACGGGCGACGACAAGTACTTCCCAGTCGCATAATAGAAAAGGCACTTAAACAATGAAGAGATTTAAAGAATATCTAAACGAAGATTTTGATTTAGCAATTTATAATAGTGATGGTGGTATTTCTATTGATGATCCAACTGTAGTTAGTGCTATAAATGCAAATCTTGAAAGAACTACAGCAAGACCATTTATAACACCTTATAATGCGCTAGAGGAAATTAGAAAGATACTTTCATACTATAAAATCTTTCTCCCTAAGAGTGTCTTTCTAGATCAAAATCATGGACACGATGTTTTTCAAATTTCACAGTTTGGTGAAAAAATAGGAATAACTAATCAGGGAGAAGTTGTGACAGCTCATGACTCCTCTCTTTTTGTTTATTTTGAATGGTCTATGACTGAACATGGTCTATATGACATATTCAGCTCAGTTGTGAATGATGAAGAATTGGATGAAATTATGTCCGATTATGAATCAGAAGTTGCAGATGATCTTCAAGAAGAATCAATGCCCGATCTAAAGAAAAAGATGGGTGCTAAGAAGGTCACTCTTCCTAATATGATGCGTAAAGAAGAAACTCTTGATGAAGTCTCACAAAAGGCAGCAACAGATGCTTATGCTGCTGCTGATGATCCAGATTACTATCATCCAAAAGCCGATGATATTCTAAAACATATCAGACGTAAGTTTGGTAAAGAAGCTGAAAAAGGTGCAGAGAATCATGCATATGCGGATCATTTTGGTAGAGGTACACCAAGACCCGGCAAAGATAGTCTTTCTGGTGGTCTAAGACAGTATGCTTCTGATAAAGTTACTAAGAGTGGTAAAATACCTAAAGGTACACAGACCGCTATGAAGAATAAGATGGATCCTAAAAAGTGGCAAGGTTATGGTAGAAAAGTTGGTGGTCCAAAAGGTCTTCTTCCTGAAGAAACTAAAGATTCCCTTTCTGGAGGTCTAAAACGAACTGATCTAGGTCTTTCAGATAAGCTCAATAAAAAAGGCAAACTATCAAGAAAGACTCAGAAGTGGATGAAAACTCTTGCACATGGCAGCGGAACTTTATACTCTAGATCATTAGGCAAACCAAAAGGACATTTGCCAGAAGAGACCATCAACGAAATTGCAGATAAGATTCTAAAGAAGATCACATCTAAGAGAAATGGTAAGCCTAACGAAGTAAAGAACTATCGTGGCGTTATCGACAACGACATGTGGGGCACCAAGGTAAATGTATCAGCCAAATCATTCGCTGCTGCTGATAAAAAGGTAAAAGCTAAGGCCAAAAATGACTTTGATGGAGGTCCTAAGCACTGGTCGCACTCGACTACTGAAGTTCCAAAATACTTCGATATTCGAGATAAGTACAAGACTAAGGAAATTCGTGAAGAATCTATCAACGAAGTCTCACACAAGCTAGCCAAGAAGGCTGAGCGCAAGTCATTCAAGCAATACTACAATGCATACGATGATGAAGCTTCAGCTAGAAAAACGTATATCAAAGACAAGACTCCGGAAGCCAAGGCCAACTCAGATGCAGCTAGAGAAAAGCGACTGAAGATTATGAAGCGTACAGCTTCACTCCAGAAGTTTGTCGATAAGAAGAAGAATCTAGAAGAAGTTCTAAGTGATCCAAAAAAGAGAGCAGAATATATCAAGAATGCTAAGGCCGATAGAGACCTAGCTATTTCTGATCGTGAACACTACAAAAAGAACTTAACTGATCCAGATAAAACATGGACAAAAGGTATTCCGCATAAAGACAGTCAATATAAAATGGCAGTCGATAGAAACAAGCGAGCTATGAAGCGTAAAGAAGGCATTGAAAGAGCCGAAAAGAAAAATACTGTTAAGGAAGATAAAGCACCATTTGATAATCCAACTAAAAAACCATCTACACCTTACAAGAATCCAGACTCAAAGGCCAAGCAGCTTTCTCGTCAGGCTATGAAGCGTCTGCGTGATGCTCTAGTTACGGATGCCAAGATGAGCACAGTGGCTACCAAGAGAGCAATGAAGAAGGCAAAGACTGATAAAAAGTAATGATTGACAATTTAAATGATGATAACTTTATGCTTTATGCAATGAAATGCTATGATTCACCAAATGCCATAATGAGTGAATTTGAAGAAGACCTAAAACGAATAAAGTACATAAAGAGATTGATTAAAAGGTACAAGAGTACCGGAGAGCTAAAAGAAAGACTGATACTCAATCATCTTATCGTACTCTCTAATGTTTTTGGAACTAGAAATGCAGTAAGAATATTATTCTATAAGATTGATGAGGAAGACTACGAAATACTCAAAACATTTCTACTCTTCCTCAACTATATGCCAGATACAATACAAGGCATAAAAGGAAGAAACATCTACAGTTCATCGATTACGATAGATGTGTTTGTAGGCAAAAGGCTTAGGTCCATATAAAAGTATTCATTTCATACAGGACATAGCCTTTATAACAGGTTGTCAAGAGGTTGTCAAGAGAATAATGAAGAAACTTAAAGAAAACTTAGCAGGCGCCGGCACCTCAGCAGATGGTGGAATGTCAGCGCCATTTTCAGCAATGGGTCAAGAGATTGATGCAAGAAGAAAAGAAAAACCAATACCGTTAGGAAAAACAATGGGATCATATGTTGATGAAGATGCTCCAGCAAATGCTGCTGGCGGAGGAAATGTCGCCGCTCTAGGCGTAGGCTCGCAAGGCGAACCAGGTAGATCAGCAATAATGAAGCCTATGGCACGCCGTGGTAAATTCATGAGTCAAGAAACATTCGTCGTATCTTCTTCTACTTTCAATTCTCTAAGAAATCAAAAGAGAAAAGGTAAGCACTGGAAGTCATATCTTGGTGAAGATGATGCATACCATGATCTGAGAGAATATGCAAAGAAGAAGAAAGGCCCGATCATCATAGAAGATGAGCGCACAGGCGCCTGCATGTATGTTCGTTACGGTAACGGTAATCTTCATGAAGCATGGACGAATAGTGTAAGTCGTGGTGCAAGTTCTCGGTTAAGCCATGCTGGTCGTAAATTGTCAAATGCGGAATTTGATGGTGCTAGTTCTTATGCTAAGAAAATAGGAAATTATGATAAAGAACATTCTGTCTACAAGATGAAAGACTATGATAATAATACACACTATCATCTTGTTCATAACGCAACAGGTAAAATTACACACTCTGTTAATGGTCGTATGAAAAATGGCGTACTTGATATCCACGGCGCCGGTTCTATACCAAAAAACAAACTAAACAAAGTTAAGATGCAAGACTTCTATCACCATCTATTAAGAAGAGGTGCTAGACATGAAGCTTCAAATAGTGATGCACCTAATCAACATCCTGTTGCACTAAAAGGTTCAGATCATTCGATAGGCGCTCAAGGTGTTTGGAGAGGCCTTGGTAAAAAGCCTGGCGCAACTGTTCATGGATGGAGTAATGGTAAACCAGTTAATCTAGGTAAAGCTGATGATCCTGAAGAAACACATGCTCCAGCATCAGATTATAGTTATTCTTTGGCAACCCCTAAGAGTCATAAATCAACTGGCGGTTCAAAAGAAGAACATGATGTAGGTAGTATGGCACTTGTAGCTTCTGTTACACCGCCAAAGAAAAGAAAATGAGGAAGAAAAGATGATTACCCAAATAACCAAAGAACACTTAAAGCAAATTGCACCTAATGCTAAGGATTCAGTAATTAATCCTTTGGTAAAATATCTAAACATATATTTGCCTAAGTATGATGTAACATCATATCTTCGCATTTGTCACTTCTTATCACAAGCGGCGCACGAAGCTGATTCGTTTCAAACATTAAAAGAATATGCATCTGGTGCAGAGTATGAATGGCGCAAAGATTTAGGCAATAATCAAAAGGGTGATGGTGTACGATATAAAGGTCGTGGTATCTTTCAGCTAACAGGTCGTGCTAACTATCATGAAATTGGCAATCTTATCGGTATGGATCTTGAAAACAATCCTGAATTAGCAGAAACTCCTGAAGTTTCCGTATTAACTGCATTAGAGTACTGGAAAACTCGTAGATTAAATGTATTGGCTGATAGAGATGATATATTGAATATTACAAAGCGTATCAATGGCGGTCTTAATGGATATGACAGTAGAAAGAAATTTCTTGAAAGAGCAAAGAAATCACTTGTTGGCATTTCTTTATCAAATGTACCGGTTGTTGAGATTCAAGTTGATCCTCAAATCACAGATGCCGTAACATCAGTTAATATTATTGTGGCTAAAAAAGGCGATAAATCTTCTTATGTTGCCGATCTTCAGAATATGTTGAATAAAAAAGGCGCCAAGATTAATGCTGACGGTTCGTTTGGTCCATTAACTGAGCAAGCTGTAAAAGATTTTCAAAATAATAATGATTTAAAAGTAACAGGTCAGATTGATACTGATACTCTAAACAAACTAATGGTGTAACATGGAAGAACCTTGGATCAAAGAATATTGGCGACCATTTATGGCATGGCAGTATGGTGCTGTCTGCATCTTTGATTTTATTGTAGCACCTATGTTGACAATGGCATACTTTAAGTTTTCTGGTGGTGTATATGTGCCTTGGATTCCATTAACCCTAAGAGAGTCTGGTTTTTATCATATGTCGATGGCTGCTATTGTCGGCGTGTCGGCTTGGACTAGAGGTCAAGAAAAAATAGTAAAGCTTGAAACAAGCGCAATTCAAACATCTACTAAATGAGGTAAGTCATGATATTAACATTACTATCACCCTTTCTTGGTATACTTGGTAGTTTACTGCCAGCTGTAGTAAGAATATTTGAACGAAAACAGGAACTCAAGTTCCAAACTGAAACTTTGAAATTACAAATGGAGGCGGCGGTACAAAATGCTCAAGTACAAATTGCCATTGAAGATGCTAAGGCAGATGTTGCAGACGCAGAATCTGTTCGATCTTATGATAATAACGTTGACGGCGGTAAGTTTATCAACGCACTACGATCTTCTATACGCCCTGTTATAACCTACGTTTTCTTTTTCGTATTCATATTTATCAAGTTGACTGTTTTATTAGTTATGATTGATCAGGGCGCTTCTATGACAGATATGCTCAAAGCTATTTGGGATCAAGATACAATGGCTCTATTTGGTGCTATCATGGGTTTCTGGTTTGGTTCTAGAATACTAGAAAAGACCGGCTATGGCGGAATGACATACGGTAAAATTCCTGTAGTAAAAGCTATTGCTGATAAGACAGATAAGACGAATAATAAATAATCAATAAAAGATTAAGTGGAGTATTTTGAGGTGCCTGAACAAGAATTAATAGTTGATATTGAATTACTGAAAAAAGATGTAGTTACCATGTCAGCTTTATTAGGAAAGTTTGACGCTACTATGGACAAGATGCAAGAGATTGCTTCTAGTCTTTCTAGAATGGTAGTTTTGCAAGAGCAGAGACTTGATAATCAAGAAAAATCAACCAACGAAATGCAGAGTGTTCTAGAAATGAGAAGAATAGAGACAAACAATAACATCAAAGATATCTACAATCGCATTAACACTGTAAACAAAGAACTAACGGATAAGATAGAAGATTCTGAAAAGTCTATTCTGGCTGAATTAAAAAAACTAAGAGATGAAATTCAAAAGGAAGATACTGGTATCAGCAAGCGTCTTGGCCAGATTGAGATGTGGAAATATGGCATAGCTGCTATTATCTCATTCCTTCTATTCTTAATAGCTAACAATGCAATCAACATTACCAAACTATTTGATTAAGGTAAACGAAGACAATCGTCAAGATTAATCGTTTGACTTCTTAGCACCATCTGATATAATGCCACTTACATAACAGTAGGTGGCATTTTTTTATGAGTCTATACATTGATAAGAAGTTTGTTTCTTTGGTATCGACCAAATTGGAACGCTTCAAGCAGAAGTCGGAGTTCCTTTGGAATTTCCGATGCCCTATCTGCGGAGATTCCCACAAGAACAAACTGAAGACCCGTGGCTATTTCTATCGCCGTAAGTCTGACCTATTTTTTCAGTGCCATAATTGTGGCACATCATTATCTATTGGCAATTTTCTCAAGACAATTGATCCATCACTGTATCGTGAATATCAAATGGACCGATACAAAGATGAGAGTGCTGGTAATATAGCTAGACCAGACTTCACTCTAGCAAAGACAAAGCCGATATTCAATATCGTACAGAAGATAAATCTTCCTACTATTGCTTCTCTGTCGGAAGATCATGCGGCGAAGAAATATCTTATCTCACGTAAGATTCCACGTGACCGGCTGAATGATATATACTATGCATCCAACTTCAAAGCGTTTGTTCTGGAGATGTTGCCTGATTATGAAAAGACTTTATTTGAAGAACAGCGTATCATATTCCCATTCTATGATCAAGATAAAAAGCTTCTTGGTTTCCAGGGTCGTGCTATCGGTGAATCCAAAGTAAAGTACATCACAATCAAGATGGATGATGACTTCAAGAAAATCTATGGACTAGATCGTGTAGATTTGACGAAGCGAGTTTATGTTGTTGAAGGCCCGATTGATAGCCTATTCTTGCAGAATTCACTTGCAACTATGGACGCTTCGCTATATAATATTACTCTTTTGCTCGGTAATTATGATTATGTGTTCATACATGATAATGAACCAAGGAACCATGATATTGTTAAGCAAATGAACAAGACAATTCGTCATAGTGATTATATTTTTATTTGGCCTCAAAATATAGTTGCAAAAGATATAAACGACTGGATCCTGACAGGAACGACTCCAAGTGAGATCCAGAGTATTATAGATAGAAATACATTCAATGATTTGAGAGCAAAGCTGGAGTTTGAGCAATGGAAAAAGGTGTAGTTAGAAAGTTTCGTAAGAGACCTGTAACGATTGAAGCAATGCAATTAACAGATGCAAAGTCTGTATTAGATATAGAAGAATGGATGAACAGTGGTGATGTAGGCTTTAGCACCAATCCTCCTACTCTGTGGATAGATACACTAGAAGGCCGCATGGAAGCATCTGTTGGTGATTGGATTATCAAGGGCGTTGAAGGTGAGTTCTATCCTTGCAAGAATAATATTTTTATCAAGACATATCAGGAAGTATAAATTATGAAAAATGTGAGACTGATCGGCGTTACGCAGCCGACTATGATCAACCATGAGACGAATAACTTTATGACAGCAGAACAGTTGATTGCTTATTGTGCACGTGTATCTAATCCTGCTAATCAGGATAACCCAGATAGCGAACGTCTTCTCAAGTATCTTGTGAAGAACAAGCACTGGTCGCCATTTGAAATGGTACATATCATCATGGAGATCCAGACTACCCGTGATATCGGTCGTCAGATCCTTCGTCATCGTTCTTTCTCGTTTCAGGAGTTCTCACAGCGTTATGCTGCTGTAGCTGAAATGTCCGAACCTCGTGAAGCAAGAATGCAGGATACTAAGAACCGTCAGAACAGCATTGAGATTACTGATGATCAAGATAACATTGCTGAAGATTGGGCATATGAACAGCAAAAAGTTCTTGACCTCGTAGAAGGTTTGTATCAATGGGCAATAGATAATGGCATCGCAAAAGAAGTGGCTCGCAATATTTTGCCTGAAGGTCTTACAATGAGCCGCATGTATATGTCTGGTTCACTTCGTTCATGGATTCACTACTGTGAACTTCGTATGGGTAACGGTACCCAACTTGAACACCGTGAGATTGCTACTCAGTGCTGGAACATCATCACTGAGCAATTCCCCTCACTCAAGAATGTATTGGAGTCTTAATCATGGATCGTCGTAATTTCATTGTGGGCGCCGGCTCACTTGTTGGTGCTATCACAGTATTTGGTCTACCAGCAGTTAGTGCTGAGCCGATAGTCATATCACCGATTAGTCCATCTATTATGGACCAAATCAACACCCGCAGACTTATAATAATGATCCAAGGTCATATGCGTGAGGCTATTCAAGATTGTATGTTTGAGTTTAATGATGATATACTAAGAAAGCACTTCAGAGATTGGATGACGTATGTTCTTGACAACTATCAAGCCCAGCGCCTACTTGAAGACTACAGGATTGTATGTGATGAGTCGAACAATACACCAGAACTTATCGACCGTAACGAGTTTACAGCCGATCTATATATCAAACCGACCAAGGCATTAAACTTCATCAAGCTGACTGCTCTTGTAGGAAGAACGTCTATACCATTCGAAGAAGTAATATAAAAAACAATAAAAACAATCAGGAGTACTATCGTATGTCAGGCAGTAATATGTTACCGACACTATATCAAGAATTCATTTATAAAAGCCGCTATGCTAAGTGGTTGTGGGATGAAAATCGTCGTGAAAATTGGGATGAAACAGTAGCCCGTTATTTTAACTTCTTTGATGAACATATCAAGGACGTTACCGGCTACACTGTTACTGCCGAAGAACGTAAGCAGCTTGAAGATGCTGTATTGAACCTTGAAATCATGCCATCTATGCGTTGCTTGATGACTGCCGGTGAAGCATTGAAGCGTGAGAACGTTGCTGGTTATAACTGTTCGTATGTTGCTGTCGATTCTCCTCGTTCATTCGATGAAATTCTTTATGTTCTAATGAATGGCACTGGTGTTGGCTTCTCTGTCGAATCAAAGTATGTAGATCAACTGCCTATGGTTCCTGATGCTTTCTTTGATACTGAGACAAACATCGTAGTTGCTGACTCAAAGCTTGGATGGGCAAAGTCTCTCAAGGAACTTATTCATCTTCTTTATGCTGGTCAAGTACCTCGCTGGGACCTATCTAAGGTTCGTCCTGCTGGTGCACCGCTTAAGACATTTGGTGGTCGTGCATCTGGGCCGGACCCACTAGAAGACCTATTTAAGTTTACTGTAGCAACATTTAAGAAGGCAGCTGGTCGTAGATTGACCACATTGGAGGCACATGATATTGTTTGTAAGATCGCTGAAATCGTGGTTGTTGGGGGCGTCCGTCGTTCTGCTCTCATTTCTCTTTCTGACCTTAGCGATGATCGTATGCGCCTTGCTAAGTCTGGCGACTGGTGGAAAGAAAATGTTCAAAGGGCCCTCGCAAACAACTCATTTGTGGCTAAAGAGAAGCCTGATGTGGGCATCTTCATGCGTGAGTGGCTTTCCCTCTATGAGTCACGCTCTGGCGAAAGGGGCATTTTCTCTAGAGCAGCGTCGAAGAAGCAAGCTGAGAAGTTTGGACGCAGAGACTCAGATCACGATTTCGGCACCAACCCATGTTCTGAAATCATTCTACGTTCCAGAGAATTCTGTAATCTCACAGAGGTTGTCGTTAGAGGAGATGACACACCAGAAAGTCTCAAGAACAAGGTCAAACTCGCAACTATACTTGGTACATTCCAATCCACACTTACCAACTTCAAATACCTGAGTAAGAAGTGGTCTGAGAACTGTGAAGAAGAGCGTTTGCTTGGTGTGTCTTTGACTGGCATCATGGATAATGAGTATACGAATGATGTACACTGGAAGTCATATAAGTCTGGTAAAGAAAAAGAAAGCGGTCTCGCTCTACTGTTGGAGGAACTACGAAATGAAGCTGTCGAAACAAACAAAACTTGGTCTGCCAAACTTGGCATTCCAGTATCTGCTGCTATTACTTGCGTCAAGCCTTCTGGCACCGTTTCTCAGTTGGTGGATAGTGCCAGCGGTATCCATGCTCGTCATTCTCCTTATTATATCAGAACTGTAAGGTCAGACAAGAAAGACCCTCTGGCCACAATGATGGTAGACATGGGGTTCCCTGTCGAGGATGATGTTACAAAGCCTCAGCACACTTATGTCTTCTCATTCCCGCAGAAGTCTCCTGATCAAGCAATCTTCCGTAAGGATATGACAGCTATTGAACAGCTTGAAATGTGGTTGACATATCAACGTCATTGGTGTGAGCATAAGCCTTCTGTTACTGTTTCAGTCAAGGAAGAAGAATGGCCAGAAGTTGGTGCTTGGTGTTGGAACCATTTCGATGAACTTAGCGGAGTGTCTTTCTTACCTTATAGTGACCATGTTTACAAACAGGCACCTTATACTGATTGTACCAAAGAAGAATACGAAGCATTGGCAGCTAAGATGCCTAAGGAAGTTGATTGGTCCAAGTTGGCTACATATGAGAAGACCGATATGACTGAAGGCGCACAGTTGCTCAGTTGCACGGCTGGAGGTTGTGAGATTTAGTTGACTTGAAACCTCGGCGGTTCGTATTCGTAAAAGTTGCTTGACAAGAACGATTACAGAACCGCCGAGTTTTACCACCTTTTACATTACGAACGGTGTTTTCTTTTCCACAAGCATCACAACAGAAAGTTCGCATTTCGTCAATGTAGTTGTGTGGTTTATGTCCTAACTGAAACTGATTGCCCTTATACCAGCTATTGTTCTTTCGTCTTGTTTCAATAGCTTTGGCTGCAATCTCTGGATTTTTCATAGGATTGTTCTTCTTCCATCGTTCACTTTGATCTGGATTAGGAACGCCTTTGTTCGACGGTGATTTACCAAGACGCAATTGACGAAGATGTTCTTTTGTCTCTTCGGTATGTTTGCAGCCATAGTGACCGTTCTTTGATCCTGCTGCACCACCACCTCTTGTGGCATAGTTTGTAAAGATATCATCTGACTGATGCGAATCAATCATTTGATCTGATATTTCGGGAGTTTCGGTGTAAGATATGCCGAGAGATTCGGACAAAGAGCGAGAAATCTGATAAGTATATATAGACATAGGCTGTGTTCCTTCCAACATAGGGTAGATGGGTGTTAGCGCACCGTGATCTACATCTATTTAGTAAACAAGGATAATGAAATGATCAAGCGTAGTGAACTAAAAGATACTCGCATGAAATACACTGCGAAGGAGATTGCCCTATATAATGCTGAGGCATATAATAGGGTAGCACATAGTATGCAGTTGATCAGAGGTCAAGAGAAGTGGGTGCCACCCAACATAAAGGACGTTAAGGATGACTAAAGAAGTAGAAAAAGTAGTATGTAACTACTGTGAATCGCAATATAAAGTTTTATATGACCATGAAGCAACTCAAGGTAAAGTTCGTTTTTGCTCATTCTGTGGATCTGAATGTTTTGACGATGAAGTTATCGTGAATGAAGATGATCATGAAGACTAAAGATTCTTTCGTTTATTGCTGGACAGATCATAAAACAGGAATGTTGTATATTGGTTCTCATAAAGGGCCAACAGATGATGATTAAGTTGTTTAGATTAATCTTCACTCCTTATATGGAAGATGACTACGTTGCATACTATCATAGTGGAGTTGGATATACTGGAATAGATTATGATATAAATCATAGAAAACATGGTAGAATAGTTCATCATGGTGTAGGATATACAGGAGTTTATAATGACTGATTATGCGAATGGATTCAAGGATGGCTTTGCTGCTGGTCTTGAAGAAGGTAAGAAGATAAAAGAACGTTCTTATATGGACGGTTATAATGACGGTCTTATTGAGGGAATGAAGAAAACTCTACCGACTGCGTATGTACCGCAAGAAACTTGCCCAAAGTGTGGTATCACAATCAGTGGTGTGATGGGTTATACATGTCAAAGCATCAACTGCCCAAAATACTATAATACTTGGACTAGTCCAACACTCTATAACGAATGGAGTGCTGTGCCAGGTACTGTTTGGGCTGCCAGTTCTAGTTCGCAAGGCGCTGTTGGTTCTACCTCCCTTGGCGCCCCTGCTCCCGGCGCTAATGGTCCTCCAGCAGGATATGAACACAATGATTTACAAGGATATGATCGTGTATGGATGAACGGTCAATGGGTTGAAGCTGGAAAATAACATACATACTCTAAAAGGGGTATGTTATGTGGCTATACAACGACAAAGAAATTGGTGATGATGAGATTGAAGGTTATGCTTCATTCGTTTACATCATCACCAATCTCGAAACAGGAAAGAGATATATTGGCAAAAAAATCTTCAAGTCGGTCCAAAGAAAAAAAGTCAAAGGCAAAACGAGAAGAAAAAAAGTCGAAAAAGATAGCGGGTGGAAATCGTACTTCGGATCTAACATCGTCTTGCTTGGAGATGTTGAGAAACTGGGACAAGATAGATTCCGAAGAGAAATCTTAAAACTCTGTAAGACCCGTGGTACCGCTTCATACTGGGAAGCTAAACTCCAGATGCAACATGAAGTTCTGGAGAATCCTGACAAATTCTACAATGAGTGGATCATGGTAAAAGTTCATCGTTCTCATATCAAAGAATGAAACTACAACAAAAAGTCACAAACCCTGTAAAATAATAACGTATGTCCGGATGCTGCATTGCACTATCTTTCCTTCTAAATATCTAGTATAATAACACATACTAGAGAAAAGGAGTATACCACATGATCGCATGGGGAAGAGCAGTAATCGGTGCAATGAACGGTTTTAAGGATACAGGAGAAACTGGCCTGACCAGAATGTTCCGAACAGAATATGCCAAAGAGTATCATTTAATGAGAAAAAACGGCTATGAAATTAATGACAGATTTGTGAGAACATTCTTAGACGTAAGAAACAACTCATAGTCTACCGGATAGGTAGGTTATCCCTTTTTCGCAATCCGGTGTACAACCATCCAAGATTGCAAAATCACTAAAAAGCAGGTATGCGCTGGTCGTATGCCTGCTATTCGTTTTCCGCTCTTGTCCGGAGGGGGTTCGACACTATATCCAGTGTATGATGATGACGATGATATGTGTGACCAAGACCTGCGCCAAGCGCATAGCAGTCCAGCGTCCTTAGACGTTGAAAAACAGACTTGCAGTCACTATATCCATCCTATAAGAGATTGAGAGAAAGATACAGAATGTCCTACGTAGTTTTCGAGACTGCCACCACCCGCTTCGCTGGGAAGAAGGCCAAGTACAATGAGCCGATCTTTCCGACCATGGCCGCCGCTAAGTCTCACATGACTCGGCTCGTCAAGTCTGGCAAGTATTCTGCCGACCAGCTGTCGGTCGCTGAGTATGACTACTTCCACGATTACCTCGAAGTGATCGTCCAGAAGTCGAACCTGTTGAGCGGCCTGCCGATCTTCGAGCGTATCAATGTCCCTTACTACTGTTCGCCGTCGAGCGAAACTTACTGGAGCATGTAATGTCAAAAGCTGAAATTCGTGAAATGTTCGATTCTAATCCAAACATGACTGTGGCCCAGCTTGCAAGAATTGCTGGTATCACTGTTGATCAGGTC